ATATTATCTTTTCTCCATAAATGAATTTACATTTATCCTGAAGAACTGTTTTCAGATGTCAAAATTCTGAATCGTTCTTAAAACAATTTTCCAGCGATACATGTATTTAATATAGGTGCTGTATTGTTATCTATAATCATTTTAAATAAGGTGTGCAGGATATTGTAGAGTGTAGAAGTGAAGACATCGCGAGTTGATTATAAAAAAGTGTAAATTAATTTTTTAGATCAAGACTCTTGGAGGTAATACGATTATATTATAAATTTGACATTAAATTTATCAATAGTCAAACAGTTCAACATGGAAACACAAAGATATAAAACACATTATCCAGAACTGGTCTTTAATATGGCGATATTAGGACTGACGGAAAAAGAGATGGCAGGCATCTTAGGTGTATGCATAGAAACCTTCAATTACTGGAAGAAAGCAAAGAGAGGATTTGGTTCTAAGCTTGAGAAAGGAAAAAGACCTGCTAACGCTAAGGTTGCTCGTCACTTTTATCTTAACTGTATAGACAGGTATGTTGAAGAAGAACAGGTTGTGGTTGTTGATCATGAGATACATAAAGTGAAGGTAAAGAAGTTCCAAAAAGGCAACTGGCAGGCACAAGCGAAGTTCTTAGCATTGAGAGAACGTGCTTTGTATGCCGAAGTCAAACAACTCGAGATTACCAATAATGTCAATGTCAAGATAGCTACAATAGATCTCACAGACTTCAAACCTGAAGAGATTGCTGTTATGAACAAGATGCGTCTAAAACAACTAGCAGAAAGTGCTAATCAATCGTAAATGGTAGAAGAACCTCTCGTACGTACACGACTTCCTAAGTCGGAAAGAGTGATACAAGCTCTTCAAAATCCTAATGCTATCGTTAGGGAGATGAACAACCGCTCCCTTTATCATTTTCTACAATACTTCTTTCATCTTGTCTCCCCTCACGAGTTTTCTCCTAACTGGCACATAGAGTTGCTTTGTCACGAATTAGAAGTTGTTGCCGAACGAGTTGCGATAAGACAAAAAAGAGAATACGATTTAATCGTTAATGTGCCTCCAGGATCTACGAAAACAATTACATGTTCCATTATGTACCCAGCTTGGTGCTGGACAAAGTGGCCCTGGATGCGATTTATTACAGCTTCATATTCCAATACATTAGCATTGGAACCCGCAGAATATTGCAGAGATTTGATTCGCAGTCCGGAGTTCCATCTGTTATATCCAGAAATAGACATCAAAGAGGATAAGGATGTCAAATCCAACTTTAAAATAGTTACAAAAGAATTTAGGACTGATGGACGGAAAGGAAAAATAACTGCCGGAGGTTCTAGATTTTCGACGTCTGTTGGTTCTACATTAACAGGATTTCATGGGGACATATTAATAGTAGACGACCCGTTAAATCCTGAGCAGTCTGCTTCAGATACAGAAATTAAGAAAGCAAATCGCTGGTGTTCCCAAACGCTTTCGACACGTAAGACAGACAAGGCAGTTACTCCAACTGTACTGATCATGCAGAGATTGCATCAGAATGATCCGAGCGGTTTCATGTTAGCCAAAAAGAAGCTTAATATAAGACACATTTGTTTGCCCGGAGAGGCTAGAAACTACAGACAAGAGGTGAAACCAGCGGGCCTATATAAATACTATAAAAACGACTTGTTAGATCCTAAAAGAATGCCTTGGGATGTATTAAAAGACATGGAGGCTGATTTAGGACAGTATGGTTATGCAGGACAGGTAGGACAACGTCCAACACCTCCGGGAGGAGGAATGTTCAAAGTGGATCACTTCTCTAAATTAAATCCTTTAGATGTTCCAGCAAACCATGTTGTACATATTGTAAGATATTGGGATAAGGCAGCAACAAAAGAAGGACATGGTGCATATACCTGCGGAGTGAAGATGTGTAAATTATCCAATAATCGTTTAGTAGTATTAGATGTGAAAAGAGGTCGTTGGGATACACACGAACGCGAAAACATTATCCTAGAAACAGCACGAGCAGACGGTCCTAATTGTGAGATATGGGTAGAACAAGAACCAGGATCTAGTGGAAAAGACTCAGCAAAAGGAACAATAACCAATCTAATGGGATTTAAGGTACATAGTGAACCCGCTACAGGAGATAAAGCAGATAGAGCAGATCCATTCTCAGTACAGGTTAATAATGGGAATGTATCTTTAATGACTGCAGATTGGAATTATGAGTTTATTGAGGAATACAGATTTTTCCCAGAATCGACATACAAAGATCAAGTAGACGCCGGCAGTGGCGCTTTTAATAAATTAGTAAGTAAACGAATAGCAAGAAGAGTAACTTAAATTTTAAAGATATGTCAAACAGTAGAAGTTCAGGAACAAATCACGAGTATGCTACGGTTGATAGCAATCCAGGGTATTTAGGATATTTTACCAAACCTTTCTGTCCAAGGGATAAGGTTAAGACTGGAAGTAATAAAGTTTTCTTTTCAGTAAGGGATGCTACAGGTGATATTTCTGCTGCACCTTCAGCTTTATCTGATGTTACGGTGGGATTACAATTTAAATGTCCCGGTGATCTTGATTGGACGGATTATGTTCCTCTTGATGGTTCAGAACTTGCAATTGGAAACCGTGTTGCATTGGAAGATATGGGAGCAGGTGTTATTTGGAGAGCAGGAGTTGTGGATGATGGATATGGTGGTGGTTCAGTAGTATTTGGTTTTGATTGGTAAGAAGATATGAGCACCGGACTTAGAATAGGAACTCCAGTGGGAACGATTTCTGCTCCTGTAGCAATACAAGAGACAGGAGTTTCTGTGTCTGGTTTAACAGCAAATTGGAATGCTGTTACTGGTGCTAACGGTTATTATCTTGATGTTGCTACTGATATTGGATTTACTACATTTGTTTCTGGATATGAAAATCTATTTGTAGGCAATGCTCTTACTAAAGCAGTTTCAGGATTGAATTCTGGACAAGCATATTATTATAGGGTTAGAAGTTCGAATGGGTATCAAGTATCTACTAGTTCAAATGTTATTTCAACAGCTAGTCTGTATGGATATACACTTACTTCAACAGGGACTGGTACTGGTGTTTCTACCATTGAATTGATTGTTAGTAATACCGTTACAATAACACTGAGTGGAACTGCTAAATTTTATAGTGACGTTGCTTGTACACTTGATGAAAGTAGTTCATGGGTGGTAACTTCAGGAGCAAGAAGAAAAAGATATTTAAAGTGCCCTTCAGGAACCTCCAATTTGATATTTAGTAATATTACCTATGTTACAGAATGGGGGACTCAGTATTCTTATTATGGATGGTTAAGTGGTCTTAATGCAGCTTCGTTAAGTGGTAGTGCTTTTTTATTAACTAATGTATTGAAGGTTAATATTTATGGGAACAATACATTATCATTTAATGTCAGTACATTGCCTGCTAACTGTACATTCTTTAGTTGTGAAGGTTCAAACACAATACATGGTTCGATATCTGATGTTCCTGCAAATATTGAATATCTTAATTTAGGTGGAAATAACACACTATCAGGAGATATAGTAGGAATACCTTCAACATTAATAGCTTTATATTGTACTGGATATAATACATTATCAGGAGATATTACTAATCTACCAAGCACCTTAACAAGTTTTTATGTAGCAGGTAATAATACAATAAATGGAGCATTAGCAGATTTAAAAGAAGGTCTGATTAGCTTTTCGCTTTATTCATCAGCAATTACAGGTAGTTTGGCTGATATACCAAGTACATTAGTTGAATTACTTATTCATGGAGGAAGTGTTATATCGGGAAGCATTTCTGACCTTAATGCAGGAATGACAATATTAGATTTAGCCAGTGGCACTTTTAATATTACAGGTGATTTGAGTGAACTTCCTTTAGCAATGGAGCTGTTTTTGATAAATGGAACTTCTGTTAGTATTACAGGTAACTTAAGTTCTATTCCTTCAGCAATGCGATGGTTCAATGTTGGTGGAGTAAATACCATTACGGGAAATCTTAGTTCAATTCCTGCTTCATGTACATATTTTTGGGTATTGGGCAATAACACAATATCCGGTAGTTTAAATTCATTGCCGGCAGGTATGAGAATATTCAATTTAGGAGGAAATACAACCGTTTCTGGTTATACGTCTGGTAAAACTTGGTCAAATGCAATGAGTATGTTTAGTTTTGTTCCTACTACTGGTTCTGGTTTATCCACGGCAGAAGTTGATAATTTATTAATTGATTTGTCTGCTTCCGCTTGGAATACTTACGGATATAGTGCAGGTAATATAGATTTAACTGGAATTAATGCAGCAAGAAGTTCAGCATCTGATGCTGCAGTATTAGATTTAATAGCAAAGAGTATAGGAGTAGCAACTAATTAAAAATAAATAAGATGATTAGTTCAGTTATAAGTCCGGTTATAAAGGAGATAAGTCATAGGGTAGGAATTCCGAGAAGTTCGGGTAGGCAGTACTGGACTCCCCTAACATTAGTTGTTGAAGATGCAGCACCAACTCATGTAGTCATTACATTTCCGTCTGCAAAAACAATACTTGCAAGCGATTTTACTATTGCAGGAGTTACAGTTGTTAGTGGTTCGTGGACAAACTTAGTTTATACTTTAGTTTTATCACCGGCAGTTAATTATGGTGATGTTTTGAATGTTGTTTATAAAAGTAAATCATACTCTGTTACGAATAATGTAATAGACCCGCTTACTATTATTAATGATGGGAATACGGTTGCATGGTTTAAGGCTAGTGATTTAACAACAATTACAAAGGATGCGGGAACAGGAGAAGTTTCAAGATGGAATGATAGACTTGGTTCCGGTCATGATTTGAAACAGGCAGTTGCAACCAAATATCCAATTTGGTCAGCAAACGGAATATTATTTGATAAGATAAATGATTACATGAAATGTGATGCGTTTACGCTTAATCAACCGACATACGTTTATATTATTTTTAATCAAAAATCTTACGTAAATGCATGTTATGTATTTGACGGGAATACTTATGGAACTGGGTTTTTAGCACAATATCCTTATAATGCAAACCTGCAAATGTATGCAGGGAAGTTTGGCAATACACTAGTAGCAACTCCATATAATGTGCAGATGCTTGTAAAAGCATTATTTAACGGTGCAAGTTCTGAGTTGCAAAAAAATGACGAGAGCGTTGTTTTAGGGGACGCAGGAATGGCAAATATGGGAGGTTTTATATTAGGTGTTGGCGGTGGTGTTTCGGCAGCTTATGCTAACATAGAAGTTAGGGAGATACTGATTAGGAAAGTAGCAGATAGTGATTTTACAAAATATAAACTAAGTGATTATTTGAGTAAACCATATTCTCTCTATCCGAGATTTAATGATAGTGCTGAAATTTTCGATGGATCGGTGATGAATAACTCAGTGCTGATGGGGCCGATTGCTGATCAGGCAGGAACGGTTTATCCAAATACAGGCGTAAGGAATGCTTTTGGAACGATTAAATTTACAACTGATGCCCCAAATATCTGGCTGAAAGCAAATCCTACTTTTTACGGTATTTATAGTAATTATTCTTACCTAAGAATATCTATTGACGGTACATTGTCCTATCAACAATTTTCAACCAGTGTTTATAAATATATTAGTCTTGGAGCAGGAACGAAAACAGTTGAGATAACAGAAAGTGGAATTGTATTATATCCGGCAGTTGGGGAAATTGGGTGTGGAATTACATCAGTTAAGATTCCTTATGGATATACTTATTCAATAGTTGATACAGATACTCCTGCAAATAAAATGTTATTCCTAGGAGATAGTATATCGGTTGGTGGAAGTGCCACCTATATGACCAATGGTTATACAATGAAATTTAGAGATGCAGGGAATAATGTATCTGTTTACGGAGTTGGAGGAACAGGCCTGTTCCATTATGCATCAACTACCGATAAAATAAACAATACGGTATCAAAGATTAATGCACTTATGGATGGTACTTCAAGTAATAAGTTATTAATTGACTTAGGCTTTAATGATTGGCATTATACATTTAGTGGTCATGTTGCAGTATTTCAAACAAATTATGGTTTATTGTTAGATGCAATTCATGCCGCAAGACCGGATATTGTTATAAAATGTATTTCCCCGATAATATCTACCTGTCTTGCAGGGGGCGAAGGAGCGAATGGTGATGGTGATACATTAGCAGATTTTAGGACGGCTGTTTCAAATGCTTGTACCGGAAGAGCGTACTGCACTTATATAGATGGATATAGTTTAATGACGGCAGGGGGGTTAGATGCTGATGGTATTCATCCAACAAATACAGGTCATACGACAATGTATAATTCATTGGTTGGATTAATATAAATCGTCGGTATGGTTTCAATATAACTAAATATTAATATAAAGCATTAACAATCAATAAAGTAAAAAAGTGGCAATTTTCAGGAAATATAAGACAGTTGAAGAGTTAATTCCGGGGTTTATTCTCGAAAAAGAGATGGTTGTTTCTAATAAATCACTATCTCCATATACTCATCAGACTGCCGTTTTTCTTGAATGGTTAAAAGATCATAATTACTCACATCTTTCAATCAGAAAAATTACTTCCGAGATGATCACAAACTTCTTTTACTTTATTGGCAATAAAAAAAGATTTGGCAATAGAGCCTGTTCTATTAATATGCTCAGGTGGAGATTCAATAAGGTTCGTGACAGGCTGAATCTATCAAAAGGGTACAAATTCTATTCGTTCAAACACACCGGAGCATCAAGACTTCATCAGTCGGGAATTTCTATGAGGGAACTTATGGATCAGCTCAGGCACACCAAACTTGAAGCCACACAGCATTACGTCAAGAAGCATATCGGTATAAGAAATGATAGGGTAAGGGATAATTTTCCGAGTCCGATATAACTCAATCGCTATGTTAGACAAGCTTACAGATACTCAAAAATGGATTCTTGGCATAGTGGGAATTATCTCTACTATCGGAGGAATTTCATGGGGTATGGCTACATGGGTGAATAGCACGAACGCAAAGGGGGCTAAGACCGACAAACTTGAGATCAAGATGGGAGATGTCCAGAAAGCGTTAGAAGGGCAGAAACATAGTCAGGATTCGCTTAAAACGGTAGTTCTTAATTATGCTACTAAAGCTGATGCTCTGCAAAATTCATATGTTCTCTGGGTTCAGGAACATAGTGCAACAATAAATGATTTGGCTCATTCTTTGCAGGGTATTAAGTTTGAATTAGTAACACCGGAAAAGAGTGCGGAGAAAAATACAGATAAAAGTTCTGCAAAACCATCAGCGATAATACGAGTTGTACCAGTTAAACCGATAAAGAAATGAATTTACTTATAAAAATATCATTACAAAGTGGAACCATATTTCCGATATTATTTGTTGGAATTATTATCTGTATGGTGGTTGGTCTATTTATTTACCATGTAATACTTTATCCAAATGGAAAACCAAGAAGAAAATAAGATACCTACTTTTATTGATCAGGCATTTGCAATAATTGAGGAAACCTATTCTCAGGAGGGTGCTAAAGATCAGCATGGAATGACTATTGCTGATCATAAATTACTTTGTAGAGTATTAAATGCTCATGAAACCTATATAGATGAAAATGTTATCAAGAAATTTGTATCAGCCATAGCTGAACATTATGATCCTATAATGAGAGGAATTTCATCCCTTTCATTAGGAATGGAACAAATCGGAAAGGATATTGTTACTATTAAAGAAAGATTATCAATGACAGAAGATAAAGTTAGTGCTGAAGAAATAGAATTAGAACGTATTAAAATATGGCAAAAACAAACTGATGAATGGAAAAATAGGAAAAAACTTAAGATTGAAAGAATGGAAATAGAGTTATCCATGTTACAACCAGAGTATATTAAACAAATTGGGGAGAATGTTCGTAAAGATGCAAATGATATTACTTTGGTTAAACCTATATTGACTAAAATCGTTAATATGTTTAAATGGTGGAAAATAGCTATCTACATTCTAATAGTAGCTATTCTTGCTGCCTTAATGGTATTGACTTTACATAAAAACGGAGTTCTAGGACAATTAAAAAATGGGAAACAATCTTATAAAGAATGGACACAAGAATTAAAAACACAACAGGCAAAAGGATATTCAACAATAACAAGAGGTGCTAAGTTAACAAAGAATTATACGGATGCTCAGAAAGATTCTGCAATTAATGTTAATCAACATAATATTCAGATGATGATTGATAAAAGAGATGAAGAGTATAAGAAGCTTTCAGAAACATGGAAAAGTAAAAAATAAAGATAATGGAACGGACAAGACATAATATCAAATCCATCCGGACGATGTCCGATGCATATCAGTTACAGGTACTTGCTAGTGCCGTTGTGGCTAGAGCTAATTTTGCAGCAAAGCTTGGTGTACAGTTTGACGGGGACAGGAATTTATATCAAGCTTTAGGATACAGAATGGATTTGAATTATTCTGATTATTATACACAATATAAACGTCAGGATATTGCTAAGGCTATTATAGATCGTCCGGTTAAAGCTACATGGCAAGGTCAGTTAGAGCTTGTAGAATCTCAAGATGCGGATAGAACAGAATTTGAACAGGCTTGGTTTGATCTAAATAAGAAATTCCATTTAAGATCAGTATTAGCTAGGGTAGACAGATTAACAGGTATTGGAAGATATGGTGTTTTACTTTTAGGATTAGATGATGTTTCTGATCAAAGTGGATTTGCTCAGCCAGTTAAAAGAGGTAGACGAATTTTAAAATATATTAAACCTTTTGGGGAATCTAGTGCTAAGGTTGAGAGTTATGAATCAGATCCAAGGAATCCTAGATATGGAATGCCTAAGTTTTATAATATACAGGTAGCTGATGTTGCTAGTAGAGTTAGTTCTATGATAAGAGTTCATTACTCAAGAGTAATACATATTATTGATGATAATCTGGAATCTGAGATATACGGAATTCCAAGACTTGAGGCTATTTTTAATAGATTAATGGATATTGAGAAATTGGTAGGAGGTGATGCAGAGATGTTTTGGAAAGGAGCTCGTCCAGGATATCAGGGTGTAGTAGATAAAGATTTTACAATGACTCAGGGAACAAAAGATGATTTAAGAGATCAGATAGATGAGTTTGATCATAACTTGAGAAGAATTCTTATTAATGAAGGAGTTGATCTAAAAGCATTGCAACAGCAAATAGCAGATCCGGAACATCATTTAGATATTCAACTTACATGTGTTTCTGCTGTAACAGGAATACCAAAAAGAATATTATCAGGAAGTGAACGTGGGGAATTAGCGAGTACTCAGGATTCTGGAGAATGGAAGACATACGTATCAAGCAGAAGAGAAGATCATGCAGAACCTCATATAATATATCCTGTTGTTGAAAGATTTATAGAATTACAGATACTTCCTGAATCTACTGAAGAATATACAGTAGATTGGTTAGATTTGTTCTCTGTAAGTGAAAAAGATAGAGTTGAGATAGGAAAATCAAGAGCAAACGCTATTCGGGAATACACGACTAATCCTATCGCACAATCTATTATGCCTCCTGATGCGTTCTTCGAATTATGCCTTGGGTTATCTACACAACAAATAGAATTGGTTGAGAAGATGATTGCAGCCGGACTTTCAGAAGATCAGGTAAAACTAATAAAGAGTATCCAAAAAGTAACAGCTCCTGCTACACCAGCATTACCAGCAGGAAGACCTATACCATTACAAAGAACTAAACCAGCAATGAAAGTAGTTGCCTAATGGGAGAAGTAGACATATATAGAAAAGCTGCACAGGCAGATCCTACACATACAATATCCTTGAGGAATATGTTTGTCAGGGCTATGACTAGGAGATTTATAGAACTTTCAAAGGTTATTACGATTAGTATTGTAACAAATGATTGTTTTGGATTAACACCAAGAATAACATCACAACAAATGACTCCTGCTGCTAGAAGAGCATTTGAATTTTCTACCAGTACTGAAAAAGTGGAAGCTTTTATGCAGTGGTTACAAAAACAGGTGGACGCTGGATTATTAGATGTAGGTGTTGCAAGACAATTAGGAACTGCTCTTAACGAGTCCTGGTTAAATCTATATATACTTGATTCATATAAAAGAGGAATAATACGTGCCAGACAAGAATTAAACAAAGCAGGTATTCAAGTTCCTAATCTGGATTCCGATGAAGCTATTAATCTTGCTCTAGGAACACCACTCCACATGGATAGAATTGCTTTATTGTATTCCAGAGTCTATACTGAATTAAAAGGAATAACTGAGGCTATGGATACATTAATAAGTAGGATCCTGGCACAGGGGATGATAGACGGTGACGGACCTGCCTTGCTTGCCCGAAAGATATCTGAGGCTATAAGGAGTATAGGTATAAATAGGGCTACGATTCTGGCACGAACCGAAGTAATTCGAGCACACCACATAGCAACTATACAAGAATACAGGAATTGGGGATTGGAAGGTGTTATAGTATTAGCTGAGTGGTCTACAGCAGGAGATGACAGAGTTTGTCCTATTTGTGAAGGATTAGAAGGAAAGATATTTACATTAGATGAAATAGAAGGACAAATTCCAAGACATCCACAATGTAGATGTATAGCTCTTCCATATATTGAGGATATAATAAAATATGATAATAATTAAAACCAAACAAGATGCCAAAAACTTTAGATGATTCTTTAATAGATGCTAATTTGAATGCTCTTAAAAATGGAGCAACTCAAATGTGCTTATGTGGAACCCAACCGACAACTTATGCTCAGGCTACTGTTGATTATATGTTGGCTATTAAAACTGGATTAACAGCAGGTTCTTTTACCGGACCAGTAGATGGTGATGTAAGTGGAAGAAAGATTACAAAAAATGCAGAAACAGGAATATCAGTAACAAATAGTGGAACGGTACTGTTTGTTGCATTTTGTTCTGGTTCTGTATTGTTATTTGTAGATACTGTTACATCTCAGGTAGTAACAGCAGGTAATACAATGAACACTCCTGCTTTTAAATGGGAAATTGTAGATCCAACCTAATAAATTAAAAATATGAGTTCAGCAAAAATGACAATTATTATTACAGCCGATGAATATGGTTGTAAATTATCTGCTCCAATGGATACAAGATTGGACAGAGCAGCAGTTTTAGAATTATTGGATGTTGCTAAAGACATTGTAAAGAATTTTAAAGGAGGAGGAATGATTATAGCAAATGATATCCTTTTTTCTCCCTTGGCAAATGATAAAGTAAATCTTCAAGCAAATAAAAAGTTTTAAATTTAAAATAAGGAGGATTATATTATGGCAATTTATTCATTATCACAGAGAACATCAGCTACCTCTGCTGCTTCTGCAGCATGGGAAATAATAGTTACAGCTTCCCAGGTAAGACCTGCCCTTCTTGAATTTGGGCTTAGTCAGGTTACAGGTGTTGCAGGAACTTATGGGATAGGTCGTCCGCAGGCAAAAGGAGTCACTCCGACAACTCCACAAACATTCTTAGCTGAAGACGTTGGTGAAGTTGCAGGTAACTCTCAAGGAGCTGTAGCATGGAGCACAGGACCAACAGTACCTTTAAATTTCTTTAGAAGGATTACCTGTCCTGCTACAATTGGTGCTGGAGTAATTTGGACATTTCCAAGAGGATTGATTATTTCAACTACTCTTAACTTCATCCTTTGGATACTAGCCACTGCCCCAGTATGTGATGTTTATGGAGTAACTTCTGAATAAGATGAGCTTACTTACTTGGCAAACAGGAGCAAATTCCTTTCAGGGGATGATGAAAGACGATTCTGCTGTATTTCCCGATGCATTTTATAAGCATCGGGAAGTCAACAGACTCGATACTATAAATCGTCATATATGGTCAAAATCAGGATTTATAAATTGTTTTGATTCTACATCTGATGGTAATTGTCCTAATAATCTTTTTACTACATGGGAAGATAGTTGGGAATGGCCACAGTTTGACGATATTAAAAATGGTGGACGGACGATGCCTGTGTTTAAGATTCAAGGAGTCACTAAAGATTCAGGAGGAAGTCCTTTGGGAGGAGTTAGAGTAGAATTATTTAGAGAGTTGGATGATACAAAACAAGGTGAAGCAGTTTCAGATGCTGCTGGCAATTACCTTCTTTATACTCCATTTTCTGACACTCATTATATAGTTGCTTTTAAAGCACCTAATTTAGCAGGAAGTACCGTTCATACATTAACAGGAGTTTAGAATGCCAACAATACTTTTATATCCAGTATCGGAACAGGTTGTCCAGCAAATAGGAGATACTGGACTTCCTGCTACCTTACAACTTCGGGCAGCACCCGATACGGATGTAAAGGTATATCCTGTTGATAATGGAAGTCCGATTTCTATTACTATAATTAAGTCAGTAGACATTCTTTTACAATTAGTGACGGATGATTCTCCAGCAATACCAGATAAGATTATACCAATAGTTACTATATCATTATTTGCAGGAGAAATACCAGTATTATCAAATTTAACAACGCCTTTAATACCCGCAATATTACAGTTAAACGCATCA